GGATGTCCAGGCGTGCGCTTCGGCTTGTTGACCGCGCTGACGCCCGCAGCCTTCTTCGCTCGCGCTATCTTCGCCTCAAGCGGCGAGGCCATCAGCGACGCCCTCGGCGCTTGCCGGTCTTCTTCGCGGTCTTCTTCGCCTGACGGAACGCTCCAGCAGTCGGCGCTCCCTTCGATCCCGGCTTCCGCATCGACTCGCCGCTCCCGGCGGCGATGCGCTTCCGCTTCGCGTTGATGTTGGCGTAGAGCCCCTTCTTCTTCGCAGCCATCAGTCAGTCCTCCAGGTTCGCGCCCGACGCAAGCCGCTCCGCAGATGATGAGCCGACGAGGTCATCCAGAGGTGGGACTTGTCAGGCGACCGAGGCCACTCTACCATGAGGTCAGCCGGAAGCGCGGGACGCCTTCCGGCCTCTGATCGGTCTTCCGCTGGCGGGACGTCAGCGGCGATGCGGGACGCAAGCGACCGGGCATTCACTGCTCACGCATGGGACGTTCCCGGTGAGCATCATCACGAACTCACTGACCTGAAACGGAGGAAGCCACCAGATGGCTTTGACTCTTCTCGAAGCTGCGAAGCTCGTATCTGGCGACGTCCAACGTGCTGGGATCATCGAGCTGTTCGCAAAGAACTCGGACATCCTCGCGGCTCTGCCGTTCGAGGACATTCCCGGCGGATCGCTCACCTACAACCAGGAAGCCGCGCTCCCTGGCGTCGCCTTCCGAGGCGTGAACGAGGCCTACACGGAGAGCGTCGGCGTCATTAACCCGGTGACCGAAGTGCTCACGATCTCCGGCGGCGACATGGACGTCGACCGCTCGCTGATCAAGACTCGCGGACCCGGCATCCGAGCCGTCCACGAATCCGTGAAGGTCAAGGCGCTCGCGCAGCAGTGGCACCTGAAGTTCATCAAGGGGGACAGCCGCACGGACCCGAAGGAGTACGACGGGCTTCAGGCGCGTCTGACCGGCGACCAGCTCATCTCGCAGTCGGCGGGCGCTGGCACGCTGAAGAAGCTCGACGAGACGATCGACGCGGTCGATGACCCGACGCACCTGATCATGTCGAAGGCGATGAAGCGCAAGTTCGCCGTCGCCCAGCGCAATCAGTCGATCGGCGGCTACGTCACCTTCTCGATGGATCAGTTCGGCAAGCAGGTCACGAAGTACAACGACCTCCCGATCCTGGTCGCGGACGCGAACGACATCGCGGCAGGTAACCGCTCGATCACGGGCTTCTCGGAGGCCAGCTCGACGGAGTCGATCTACGTCGTGAGCTTCCGCGAAGGGATGCTGACCGGCATCCAGAACGGCGGCATCGAGGTCATGGACCTCGGCCAGCAGGACTCGAAGCCGGTGATGCGGACTCGCATCGAGTGGCTGTCGGGCATCGCTCTCATGCACCCGCGAGCGGCGGCACGCTACTCGGGGATCACCGACGTCGACTTCACCGCCTAAAGGAGCACAAGACATGGCATCCCTCACAAGGACTTACCCCATCGACACCGCCCTCCAACTGGAGGACGGCGCTGCCGCCATCACGACGACCGAAGTCAACAGCGGCGGCATCCTCGACCTCGGAGCCGACAGCGTCATGCTCGGCGCTTTCGTCCTCCAGGTCACTTCCATCGACGTCGCCAACAGCGACGAGACCTACCAGATCGAACTGCAAGGCGCGGCAACGAGCGACTTCTCTGCCGCCGCGACGCAGGCCGTTCTGGCGTCGATCCACCTGGGCGCTCACGAAGCGACGGGCGCGGTCCCTGGCGACACCGGGGCGGACTCGACGACGGGCGTCTACTACGTGCCCTTCACGAACGACGTCGCGGGCACGACGTTCCGGTACGTCAGGCTGAAGGTAACGGTCGGAGGCACGTCGCCGTCGATCACCTACCCGGCCTTCCTGACGCAGCAGCGGACGATGGGCAACTGATCGACCTGCGGCTGGCGGCACGGTGCCGTCAGCCGCTTCACGAATAGGACGGAGGACAGGACATCATGGTATTCACGGACGAGATCGACATCGGCACGCATCAGCTCGACGAGAACGGCTGCGTCGTGTGCTGGGACATCAAGGGCGAGCGCTGGATCAAGCTGCTGCCGATCGACGCGAAGGAGCGCATCATCGCGGGCGAGGTCAGCCTTCACCGCGAGGGCGACGACGCGGACGCGGCGAAGCCGAACGAGAAAGAGGTCGAGGCGTTCTACGCCGGGCTCTCGAAGTCTCAGATCCGCAAGCTCTGCGTCGATGCGAACGTCAGCCACCTCGGCACGGACACGAAGCAGAGCCTGATCAAGCGGCTCATCAGCGCGGGGATATTCCCGGTCTAACAAAAGATGGCGCTCACCGTTGAGACAGGATCGGGCAGCAGCACCGCCGACAGCTACATCAGCACGGCGGACGCGGTGACCTACCTCGACAAGTACGCCGCGAGCGCCTCGTCGAACTCGTTCACGGCGGCGAGCGCCTCGGCGCAGGAGGTCGCGCTCCGGAACGCGACGCGGACGATCGACTCGATGTTCGCGCTGCGCTTCAAGGGATCGCGGAAGCTCGGGACGCAGGCGCTCCAGTGGCCTCGCGTCGGCGTCGTCACGCACGACAACTACGCCGTCGAGTCGACGGAAGTCCCGGCGCTCGTCAAGAACGCAACGTGCGAGCTGGCGATGCGCTTCATCGACGACGCGACTGGGCACGACACGAGCAGGCTCACGCCTGACCAGGACCAGCCGGGCTCGATCTTGATGGAGCGCCTGAAGGCGGACGTCGTCGAGACCGAGACCGAGTACGCAGGCGCATCGCAGCAGAAGAGGTTCAAGATCGTCTGGGACATGCTCGCGCCGCTGACCTACAGCGCTGGGAAGGTCCGCCTGACGTGACCAAGCTCGACGACAAGCTGCTTCCTGCCGTTCTGCGGATGGCGAACGACCTGGGCAAGAGCGTCACGGTCACGACTGAGTCGTTGAGCTACAGCCCGACGACCGGCAGCGCGTCGAGGTCGACAAACACGCACACCAGCCAGAAGCTGCTCGGCCTCAAGCCGGTCAGTTCGGTCTACCTGGAGAGGGGTCTTGCGGAAGACGGCGACAGCGAGGGACTCTGGGCAGCTTCTGGCCTTTCCTTCACGCCTGCGCTCGGCAATCGCGTCGCGTTCGGAGGGAAGACCTACACGACAACACGGGTCGAGGCCATCCACTCAGGCGACAGCATCTGCGCCTACAAGATCATCCTGAGGGTCGCTTGATGGCTGAGGTCTTCGGCCCGGTTCTACCTCCGCGCCTCGCGAGAGCGCAGCGCATCCGGCAAGGTCGGCAGACCGTTCGCGACTTCAACAAGGCGCTCTCGGACTGGGCGCTGACGGCGACCGATGATGCGGTCCGAGAGGTCCAGAAGTACTTCGCGTTCGAGGTTCTGCGCCGCGTCGTCAGGCGGACGCCAGTCGACACGGGCCGCGCTCGCGGAGGCTGGCAGGTCACGCTGAACAACCCGGCAGAGAACGCAGGCACGAAGACGGACCCGAGCGGCGCGGATGCGGTCAGCAGCGGGCAGGCGGTCATCGGGCTGGCGCAGCCGTTTCAGGTCATCTGGATCAGCAACAACGTCGAGTACATCCGCATCCTGGAGGAAGGCGGCTTCGTCCCGCCGAATCCTGGGCCGAGCAAGACGGGCGGCAGCTCGTCGAAAGCGGGCCGCGCTGCGCGGAAGGGGACGACGCTCGTGAAGAACGGCTACAGCACACAGGCACCGAAGGGGATGGTAGCGATCACGCTGCGCGAGATCCTCGCCTCGGGAGCGATCATCAAGTGACGAATCTGCTGCTCGCCGCTTCGAGACGCAGGGGTTCTTCTGTCCGCCCAGGCGGACGCGAGGCGGCGGGCAGCTTTACCTAAGAGAGCGACATGGCGAACACCTGGACCGACTACGGCATCAATCGGATGCTCGACATCACCTTCAGAGGCGCGACGGGGCCGACCGCTTGCAAGGTCCAGCTACTGTCGAACATGACGAGCGCGAACGCGGACACGGAGCAAGTCACGGGCGTCAACGCGCTTGCTAGCGGGAACGGCTACTCGCCGACGACGGTCACGCTGGACTCGTCGGGCTTCGACGTCCTCGCGGACAGCAGCGGCGACGGCTGGCAGTATCTGCAACTCGCCGACATCTCCTGGACGGCGAGCGGCGGAAGCATCTCGGCGGCGGGCGCGGTCCTCGTCATGACGGACGGCGGGACCGACTACGTCTGGGCGATCTACGACTTCGGCGGCACGGTCACGGCGACGGATGGCGGGACGCTCACGCTCCAGAACTGCGAACTGCGCGTCGGCATCTGATGGCCTACCCGCTCGTCAAGTACAACAGCGCGACGGGGTCCGACACGGTTCCGTCTGACGGCGACGCGAACAGCGTCGACAGCGGCGCGACGGCGAGCGGATCGGCGAGCGGCACGACGATCACCTTCAGCACGAGCGTCGACTGCTCGGGCTGCGCGGACGACGGCAGCGATTACATCTGGTGCGAGACGACGGCGGGAGGCATCCACCTCTTCCGCATCACGGCGTTCACGGGCGGGCTGTCGACCTGCACGGCGATCACCGTCGATGCTGCGATCACGGCGAACTTCTCGGGCGCTTACTGGCACATCAACGGAACTCGGCAGTCGCTGATCGCAGAGCAGTCCGCGCTCCAAAGCACTGACGCTGCTGCATGGGGGCGCGGCTGGACGGTCGAACTCGACGGCTCGTTCTCGGGCGGGAACTTCGGCTTGTTCCTCTGCAACAACGAGTCGACCGCTGGAGCCCAGGGCGACCCGCACTTCGTCATGCGTGCATCCGCAAGCGCGAGCACGATGCCGACCATCTCCGTCACGACGACCTACACGCGGATCATCCGGATCCAGGACTGGGTCTCGATCCACATCGAGGGCATCCGCCTGGAGGCGGCGATCACGAACGCTAACGGCGCGGTCGACCTGGGCGTCGGCGCGATCACGATGACGGGCTGCGAGATCGTCCACACCGGGTCTGGGATCGGCCTCACGCGAGGCTTCCTCTACATCAACAACGGCGTGCTGCGTCTCTTCGATTGCTACGTGCAGCCGAAGCAGTGCGAGGAGGTCATCCGGACCAACAACACGCAGATGATCATCGTCGACAACTGCCATTTCGATTGCGAAGGCGTCGGAGGTGCGAGCATGGTCATCGAGGGAGCCGTCAACAACTGCGTCGTGACGAACTCGCTGATCACCGAGGCAGCGGGAGACGGCATCACGATCGACGTCGGCACCGTGGTCTCGCAGACGGCCTACTGGTTCATCAAGAACAACACGATCGCGGACTGCGGAGGCGCTGGGGTTCACGTCGTCGGGACGAACACCTCGACAAGCACGCAGCCGAAGTTCGGCTTCTACATCGTGAACAATCTGCTCGCAGGGAACGGCACCTACGGCCTCGACCTCGCGAACACGTCGATCACGAACACGGCGAACGACGTCGACTACAACGCCTTCTACAACAACACCAGCGGCGCGATCGACGGTCACCCAGCGGGCGCGAACGACATCACGCTGACCGCTGACCCGTTCACCGACGCCGCGAACGACGACTACTCGCTGAACAACACGGCGGGCGGCGGTGCCCTTGTGCGTGATGGAGCACGCCACGAGATCCCAGGAACGTGAGCGGGCGCGACGTAGGAGCACACCAGCGGGCGCTGTCCTTCGGCGCGATGCAGGCGTCGGCGGTCACGAGCGCGACCGAGACGCAGGCTGTCTTCGCGACGGCGGCGGTCACGGGATCAGACGACGGTCCCGGCCTGAACCCGGTCGGCGTCTACCTGACGCTCGCGCTCGCCGCGACGGCCAGCGCCGCGAGCCCGGCGATCAGCCAGACGCAGACGCAGGCGCTCGCCGCGACGGCCAGCGCGGCTAGCGTCG